TAATTACGGAAATTCATATACAACAAACAATATTGTAGGAATTGCTTATGATGCTGATAATGGAACTTTGTGGTTTTCTAAAGATGGGGTTTGGCAAAATTCTGCAACAATTGCAGAGATAGCAGCAGGAACAACTACTAATGCAGCATACACAAACATAACTGGGGTTAAATTTTTTGGTGCTTCTGGTTATGCTGGAGATGATTTAATTGCTTGGAATTTTGGAAATGGATTTTTTAGAGGAACTGCAATTTCTTCAGAAGGAACAAACGCAAGTAATATAGGAAAATTTGAATATGATGTGCCGAATGGCTTTACAGCTTTGTGCACAAAGGGGTTAAACGAATAATATGGCATTTACAACAATTAATAAAAGTTCACTTTATCACAACACAATTCTCTATACAGATAGTGGAGCTGTTAGAACTTTAACAGGTGTGGGATTTCAACCTGATTTTACTTGGATTAAAACTAGAAATCACGGAAATAGGCACAATGTTTTTGATTCTGTGAGAGGAGCAACTAAAGGATTAAGCACAGATAAAACCGATGCTGAATATACACAAGCAGATACTTTAACAGCTTTTACTAGCGATGGTTTTAGTTTGGGAGCTGATGCTAGTGGCTATGGTGTTAATTATGATAATAAAAATGAAGTCGCTTGGTGCTGGAAAGCTGGAACGACATCAGGAATAGCAACGAATGGTTCAACAACAATTACACCTTCAGCTTATTCATTTAATCAAACATCAGGAATATCCATAGTAAAATTTGCAGGAAATGGAACAGCAGGTGCAAAAGTAGCACATGGTCTTGGTGCTGTTCCTGAAGTAATAATTTTAAAAGCATTATCAGGAACTAATTCTGCTGCTAATGGATGGAATATGTATCATCACACAGTAGGAAATACTAAATATATGTTAATGAATGTAACAGACAATGCAGCAACAGCTACTAATAGATGGAATGATACAACTCCTGACTCAGTTAATTTTACTTTAGGAAGTTCAGATGCAGTAAATGTATCTGATGGAAATATGGTAGCTTATTGTTTCGCTTCTGTGAGTGGGTATTCGAAAATGGGTTCCTATGTAGGAAATGGTAATGCTGATGGAACTTTTGTTTATACAGGATTTAAACCAGCTTGGATTATGTTTAAGGGTAGTAGTGCTAGTGGTAATCATTGGCAAATATATGATACAAAAAGAAATACTTTTAATGTCATAGATGATTTATTAAGAGCAAATCAAAGTAATGCAGAAAATACTAATGATGCTAACGAAAGTATAGATGTTGTTTCAAATGGTTTTAAATGTAGAGGTACATCTAACAACAATAATAATCATAGTGGTGTCACATACATCTATATGGCATTTGGTCAAACAATGGTTAGTTCAGGAAATATTTGTGCAACAGCAAGGTAAATTATGACAAAAGCAAGAGATTTAGCAAATATAATTAGTGGTGGCTTTACAGCTGATGATATACCTAATTTGCCAGCAAGCAAAATAACTTCAGGTGATATATCAGCAGATAGATTAAACAATGCTCCTGCTGAAACGAAACCAGTTGTTTCAAGTGTATCACCTACAACAATTGCTAATACTGCATCTAATATTACAATAACAGGACAAAATTTTGTAGCAATTCCAAGAGTTGATGCTATCAATACAGCAACAGGAATTTGGTATTCTGCAAACACAGTTCAAAGAGATAGTGCTACTCAATTGACAGTTAATATAACATTACCAGTCAATGCAACGACTTATAGAATAAGAGTAGAGAATCCAGATGGAAATGCAGGTTTATCAGCAGCAAGTTTTTTAACAGCATCTGCTACACCAACTTGGACAACTTCATCAGGCTCTTTAGGAACAATTGCAGGAGCATTCTCTGGAACAGTCGCAACAGTGGTGGCATCTGGAGATAGTGCTTTAACTTATACAGAAACAACAGATGTTTTAGAAAATGCTACTAAAGCAAAATGTACTTTAAGTACAGCAGGAGTTATCAGTACAAGTGATTTTGATAATAACCATGGAACAGCAAGAACGCATACTTTTATAATAAGAGTGACAGATGCAGAAGGACAAACAGCAGACAGAGAATTTACTTTAACATCTAGTTATGGATTAACAGGAGGAGCACAGTTCAACTAATGGCATCATCAGTTATATATAGAACATTATCAGGAGCAACAGATAATCACAAATTTACAACATCTATTTGGTTCAAAAGATGTAATACTGCTCAAAACGGAAAATTATTTTTTACTAAATATAATGGCTCTAACTATTTTACAATTCACATTGAAGCAGATGGCATTATAGAATTTATGAATGTGTCTGGTGGAACAGGTGCTGGATATTTAAAAACAAGTCATAAATGTATGGATAGTCATGCATGGTATCATTTAGTTTGCCAATGGAATGCTGCAGATGCAACATCAAGCAATAGAATGAAAATGTGGATTAATGGAGTCCAACAAACTTCTTTTTCTTCTCACGGTTATCCATCACAAAATCAATCAAATTATTTCTGTTCTGACAGTGAAGCTAATGGTGCATCTATTGGTGGAGACAAAGCAAATGGAAATGGTTATTTTGATGGATATTTAGCTCAAGCAGTTATTAATTTTGGTCAAACTTATCAAGCAACAGACTATGGGGAATTTGATTCAACAGATGGTATATGGAAACCAAAACCAGATTTAAGTGGTTTGACTTATGACAGTAAATCTTTATGGTTAAAAATGGAAGATTCAACAAATTTAGATTTAGATAGTTCAGGCAATAATATATCTTTAACAACAGAAGGAACTTTAGTTCCAACAGCTGATAATCCTGATAATAATTTTGCAACATGGAATAGAGAACTACATCAAGGTAACAGTTCACACGATTTAACTTATGCAAATGGAAATAATAAAATAACAAGTGCCGACAATAATCCTAGATGCTACTCAGTATCTTCTTTGGCTATGCCAAGAAAAGGAAAATATTATGCTGAGTTTAAATTAATTAAAAATGATGGAGTTACACAGTTAGGAATTGTTGATAGTGATGTTGTGAATAATAGATTTCATTACAATAATGCCTTTGGTGCCACAACAGATGCTGTTGTATGGCAACCTTTCGCTGGACAAATTGTTTACAACAATAGTGATGTTACAACAGGATATACTTTAGCTGTTACAAATAACATTGCTGGTGTTGCTGTTGATATGGATAATGAGAAAATTTATTTCTATCTTCAAGGAACACTACTTAATTCAGGTGGAACAGATTTTTCTAGTTATGTGACTGGACAATGGACACATTTCTGTTTTGGAGATAACACAACTTCAGGCAATGACCATTGTGAAGCAAACTTTGGAAATGGTTATTTTGGGACAACAGATATAGCTTCTGCTGGAACAAATGCTTCAAATTATGGTAGATTTGAATATAATGTACCCAGTGGTTTTGGACCATTGTGTACTAAATGGATTAATACTTTTTAGGAGAATAATATGGCATTTATAAGTTTTAAACCAAATTTACATTTTAATACAATCCTTTACACAGGTAATGGGACAGCTATTGGAAGTGGTGGACAAGCAATTACAGGTGTTGGGTTTTCTGCTGATTTAACATGGCTGAAAGAAAGAAGTTCTACTTCTGGTCATCACTTAATTGATACTGCTAGAGGAGCAACAAAAAAACTTTCTTCTGACAGTACTGCTGTTGAGAGTACAAATTCTGAAACGATAGCTTCTTGGCAGAGTGATGGATTTACAGTTGGCGATGCAGGAGGTGTAAATGAAAATTCACAAACTTATGTAGCTTGGAACTGGAAAATGGGAACAACTTCAGGATTATCAGGTGGAACAATAACTCCTTCTGCTTATACAATTAATACTACAACAAAATGTGGAGCATATGCTTACACAGGAAATGGAACTCTAGGAGCAACAATTCCACATGGGCTTGGTGTAAAACCAGCATTCGTTATTATAAAACCTCGAGATCTAACTGATTTGTGGGCAGTAGGACACCAACATATAAATATGGCTGGTGATAAATACTTAAGATTAAATGAAGTTAATGGTGTGTATTCTGCTGGTGCTTTATTTAATAGCACTAACATTAATGATAGTACAACAGTAATAAAGGTAGGAGATAACGCAGCAACTAATCAGAATACAAAATTATATATAATGTATGTTTTCGCTGAAACAAATGGCTTTAGTCGTTTTGGACAATATCAAGGGACAGGTTCAGCAACAGTCACTCCTAGTATATTCTGTGGCTTCAAACCATCAATGTTAATGATTAAACAATCAGATGGTTCTGGGGATTGGTATATTTTCGATAACAAAAGAGAAACATTACAAGGAGATGCTAATTCTAAATCAATTAATCCTAATGATAACAACATAAGAGGAAACAAAAATGAAGCTGAAACAACATCAGGTAATTTTGATATTGATTTAATAAGTACAGGTTTCACTGTTAGATGTACTAACACAGAAATAAATGGAAGTGGTGGACATTACATATATGCAGCATTTGCTGAATATCCATTTATAGGTAGCAATAGTAATCCAGGAAAAGGAGGATAACAAAAAGAAATTATGGCAAGTTATATAGGAATATCACCACCAGAGCAGTCAGGAATTGTAAATAGATTCCGTTATACTGCTACAGCTAATCAAACAGCTTTCACTGGAGCAGACGCTAATGGTTCAGAATTATTTTATAATTCTGCAAATCCTGTATTAGTATTTCTAAATGGTGTACAATTAATTGAAGGAGTTGATTTTACAAAAACTAATAATACAACATTGACATTAGCAAGTGGTGCAACTGTAAGCGATGATGTAGAGATTTTAAGTTTTGGTTCATTTAATCTAAATAACGCAAGTAATTTAAAATCACAATTACTTTTAGGAACTGCTGCAGATTTAAATGTTGGTACTTCAGCTAATAATATTCCACAATTAGATGGTAATGCTAAAGTATTAAATTCAGTTTTAAATTTAGGAACTTCAGCTAATAATATTCTTCAGCTAGATGGTAATGCTAAAATACCAGCTGTTGATGGTTCATTAATTACTAATCTAAATATAGTTTATCCAGCTGTGACTGGGTGTTCACCAGCTACAATAGAGCCTGCAACTGCAACACAAGTGACAATAACAGGAACAGGTTTTACCAATACTCCTTTAGTACAAGCGATTAATTCAACTGGTGGTATTACTAATGCAAGTGCTGTTAGTTTTACAAGTGCTACTCAAATTGTAGCAACCTTTACTTTGGCTCAACATGCATCAGCTTATTATATAAGAGTTGAAAATCCAAATGGTTTAGGAGTAAGAAGTGGAGCAATTTTAACTTCAAGTGCAGCACCAAGTTGGACAACTGCTGCTGGTAGTTTGGGTTCATTTGCTGCTGGTTCAACTGCGAGTGGTTTATCAGTAGTTGCAACAGGAGATAGTAATGTGACTATTACAGAAGTCACATCAACTTTAACTTTAACAGGAAATTCTGATACTCCTGCTAGTACAATGAATATGACTTTATCAGGAAGTGCAGGAACGACAGCAACTTACAATATAACAGGAACATTTCCAAGTCCAACGAGTGAAACAGTTTATCAATTTGATTTAAGAGCAACTGACCAAGAAAGTCAAATTGCGAATAGGACTTTTTCTATAACAATAACAACTTCTATCACAAATTCAGGAGGATTTAATTAATGGCTAGTTCATATTTAAAAAGAACACCATCAAGTGCTGGAAGCAATACAACAGCTACAGTTTCTGCTTGGTGTAAATACCATGGAGGAGATTTTAATACTATTGTTGGTGGCAATGAAGGTTCATCAAGTACAGACAGAAGTTTATTTTCCATTTCGTCAGATGGAGAAATCTATAATCAAATTGTTCACAGTAATACAGCTTATGAACAGTACAGCAATAGGAAATTATTAGATCCAGCAGCTTGGTATCACATTGTTATTCAATTCGATACTTCGAATGGTACACAAGCTGATAGAGTTAAAACTTATGTGAATAATCAATTAATAACTTCTTGGTCTACTACTGCTTCTTGGCCACAAAATGTACCTCTTAAATTTTGGGATACAAATAATTCTCCTGAATTTTTAATTGGTGCTAGAAAAAGTAGTTCTAATTATCAATATAAATTTAATGGAGCTATGGCTCATGTTCATGTTATTGATGGAACAGTTTATGCACCAAGTGTATTTGCTGAAACAGATAGTACAAGTGGAATATGGATTCCGAAAACTGCTCCTTCAGTGACTTATGGAACAAATGGTGGTTTTTATAAATTTGCTTCAGGTGCAATAGGTACAGACAGTTCAGGAAAAAGTAATAATATGACTGTTGTAGGAAATATCACTAGTAATAAAGATAGTCCTGATAATAATTTCATAACATTAAATCCTTTAGATAATAAATATAGTGCTTGGAGTTTTAGTAATTGTAATAATACAGTTACAATGTCAAATACAAATGAAACTTACACAACAAGTACAGTAGGTTTGTCCAAAGGACTTTGGTATTGGGAAGTTAAAATAACTGATAAAGGTGCTAATCAGACTTTTGAAATTGGTATTGCGAGTGAACCTTCAAGAGCAAGTGGTAGTCAGGTTTGGTTAGGTTATCACCCAAATAATTATGGTTTATATGCTTCAAGTGGAAATGTTTATAATGGTAATGGTGCTTCATCTGCATCTTATGGAGTTTCTGTTGATGAAGGAGATATTGTAGGAGTTTATTTAGATTTAGATGCTTCAAAAATATATTACGCAAAAAATGGAGCAATTATGAACAGTGGAACAGGATTAGCAATTACAGCAGTTGGTTCAACTGTAAACGGATTTTATTTTCCTGCTATTGGAAAACAATCAGGAGCATCAGATACAAAGATTTTTGATTTTAACTTCGGTAATGGGTATTTCGGAACAACAGCTATTTCGAATCCAGAAGATGATGCTGGTGGCGAAGGAGCATTTAAATATAACCCAAGCACAGGAACTTTTGATGGCTCTAGTAAAAATTTTAGAGCAATTTGTACAAACAATATAGCAACTTATGGATAGGAGATAATTATGGCTTATATATCATTTCAACCTTCAGATTATTTTAATACTAAACTCTATACAGGCACAGGTTCATCTAATGCTCTAACAGGTGTAGGTTTTCAACCTGATATAGTTTGGATTAAAGAAAGAGATGGAACCAATAACCATAATCTTTTTGATTCTGTAAGAGGGGCAGGAAAATTACTTAAAACAGATAACGATACTGCCGAAGGCACTACAAGTGAAGGAGTAAAATCTTTTGATAGTGATGGATTTACTTGTGGAACGAACTCATCATTAAATGGTAATGGTCAATCATTTGTTTCTTGGAATTGGAAAGCAGGAACGACATCAGGGATTAATACAACAGGAGCAGATATAACTCCATCATCTTATTCTATGAGTGCAACTTCTGGTATTTCAATTATTAAATATACAGGAAATGGAACTGATGGAGCAAAGATTGCTCACGCATTAGGAGATGTTCCTGAGATGATGATAATTAAACGATTAGACAATTCAAATTACTGGGCAGTTTTCCAGGAAAGCGATGTAACAGATTATTTAGTATTTAATACAAGTGCTGCTTTCAGCGATGCTCCAATATGGAAAGATACTGCTCCTACTTCAGTTTATTATCAAACTGATAATTCTGGTTCTGTTAATGCAAGTGGAGATAATTTGGTTGCTTATTGTTTTAAAAGTATAAAAGGATTTAGCCACATAGGAACTTACAGAGGAAATGGAAATGCTGATGGTCCTTTCTGTTATACAGGATTTAGACCTGCATTTCTTCTGGCAAAATGTAGTTCAACTACATCAGGTGGTGCAGGAAACTGGTATATTTTTGATAGTAAAAGAGCAGGATATAATATTGCTAACTATTCTTCAAAAGTAAATGATAGTGATGCAGAAGCAACGAGTGCTTATTTAGACTTACTTTCTAATGGATTTAAAATAAGAAATGCAGCAGCAGATTTAAATGGAAGTAATAACACTATGGTTTATTTAGCATTTGCAGAATTTCCATTCGTATCAAGTAATTCTAAAGCAGGAGTAGCAAGATAATGGCAATATTCGATAACATAAAAAAATTATTTAAGCCGAACAAAAAAGTTCAGACGAAACAATATCCTACAACGATGTTTAATACAATTAACTATACTCAAGGAAAAAATTATACTTATGAAGATTTAGTTAAGGAAGGATATGAAAATAATGCTATTGCTTATCGATGTATTAATGAAATATCTCAAGGTGCTTCTGGTGTTAAATTAAAACTATTTAGAGGAAAAATGAATGTTGAAAATCATCCTCTATTAGATTTACTTGAAAGACCTTCTCCAAATAAAGGATATGTTGAACTATTTGAATCACTTTATTCGTTTTTATTATTATCTGGTAATAGTTATTTAATTGGTTCGGGTGCTGAAAAAGAATTACCATCTGAACTATATTGTTTAAGACCTGATAGAATTAGAATTATTCCAGGAGAGATGAGTTTGCCTTTAGCATATCAATATTTAGTGAATGGAAAACTTGTAGCTGAATATCCTGTTGACCAAACAACTGGATTGTCTTCTGTAAAACACTTTAAACTATTTCATCCTAAACATGACCATTTAGGTATGTCACCTTTAGTTTCTGCTGCAAGTAATGTTGATAGTCATAATTTAACTAATAAACATAATGTAGCTTTATTACAAAATGGTGCTAGACCAAGTGGTGCTGTTGTATTTAAACCAAAAGATGAAACTGGTTCAACTGTACAATTAAGTGAATCTCAAAGAGCACAAATTATTCAAGATATGGAATATCGTTTTAGTGGTGCTGGTAATGCTGGAAGACCTATGTTATTAGAAGGTGATTTTCACTTCCAACAAATGGGATTATCACCGAAAGATATGGATTTCTCTGTATTAAAGAAAATGTCAGCAATTGATATAGCATTATGTTTTGGTGTGCCTGCTCAATTAGTAGGTATTCCTGATGCTCAAACTTATAATAATATGCCTGAAGCAAGACTTGCTTTATATGAAGAAACGATTATTCCTATCTTAAGAAGAATACAATCTGATTTAAATGAATGGCTAACACCCCAATTTGGTGATGGTATGAAATTAGAATATGATATTGATAGCATACCAGCTATGGCTGAAAGTAGAAAAAGAGTTTTTGAATCAGTTATACAAGGTGTTAATTCTGGAATATTAACTCGTAATGAAGCCAGAGAGAAATTAGGTTTTGACCCAATCAAAGGTGGTGACACTTTATTTGTACCAGCTTCAGTAATGCCAATAAGTTTAGCTGGTGAAAGTGTTGGGGATGATGAAGATGAAAAATTACCAGAGGATTCAGATGATTATCCTGACAAAAAACCTAAAAAACCAAAACCAGATGAAGAGGAAGATGAAGAGGAAGATGATGACAAAAAACAAATTTTAACAGAAGAAATTGTTAAAGAAAAATTAAAAGAAATAATTAAAGAGCATAATGCAAATTACTCAGAAGATAGCAGACAAATAAATATTGAAATGTTAAATTCTGTTTATAAAAGAGCAATAGAAATATATAATAAGGATAGACAATCAATAAAAATTCCTATTACTTCTGAAGAGCAATGGGGATTTGCTAGAGTTAATGCCTTTATCTTTGCTGTAAGAACAGGTAAATTTAGAGGAGGAAAATTTGATATGGATTTACTTCCTATCGGACATACTTTAAGGAGTGCAGATGGATAAAATAACTATTAAAACAGTAATGAAAGTTGAAAAAAATTCTGATACAGATTATAAAATTACTTTCACTATTGGAAATTTTCCAAATCGTTTTGCTGCTGGAGTATTTGCTGCTCATTTATTAATGGCTAAAGATGAATTATTAGATGAAAATGAACAACCAGAAATAACAACTTCAAATAGGACACTACACTAATGGCTGGAATAAAATTAATTACTGAATCAAATGTTTTCCCTGTAACAATTAATGAAGTTAAACAAACTTTAAGAATTGATACAGATAATTTTGACCAAGATGCTGAATTAATAATGATGCTTAAATCAGCAATTCACATTCTTGAAGAATATTTAGGTCGTTCATTTATTACTAAAACATATGATTATTTTTTAGATAAGATACCTTATGCTCATGAAGATTATTTAGCTGAAGGTATTACAACTGGTCCAGATATACAATTAACTCAAAATTTTATTCATTTACCTAAAGCACCAATAGTTCAAGTACAATATTTTAAATACTATGATGATGCAGATACTGCAACAACTTGGGCTTCATCAAACTATTATGTTGATACAGTTAGCATACCAGCAAAAATAGTTTTAAGAAGAGGAAAGACTTATCCTGATTCTGGAAGTTTAAGAGTATCAAATGCTTTTCAAATAAGAATTGATGCTGGTTATGGTACAGCATCACAAGATGTTCCAGAAACAATCAAACAAGCAATTAATTTATATGTAGGTCATCTATATGAAAATAGAGAACTTTATATTCAGCAGAAACAATTACCTGTACCAATGACTTTAGCAACATTGTTGCAACCATATAGAATAATGAGATTTGGGAGTAAAACAGGATAATGTATAATCATCCTTATGATATACAAGTGATGGGGATGTTTGTGTTTGTTACATTATATTTAGTTATGGAGATTATTTTTATATGAAAATAAATGATTCAACAAGTGTAGCGATGCCTATAAGGAATTTACTTTCCATTATTGGAGCAGTAGCAATAGGAGTGTATGCCTTTTTTGGTATTCAAGAAAAATTAAATGAGCATTCAACTCAATTAGAATTAATGCAAAAAGATTTAGTTGAGAATACAGAATTTAGAATTAAGTGGCCAAGAGGTTTATTAGGTTCTTTACCTGCTGATTCTGAACAATTTATGCTTATTGAAGAACTTTATAAACAAGTAGATAAGATTCAAGAAAGAGTTGATGGTATGTTACACAATGAAGTTAATATAACAGCTTTAACTAAATCTGTTGAGAAACTTCAATCTGATGTAGAAAAATTAAAAGATAAACAAAGGGAGTTTGCAAATGGAAACAGTCATTAGTGGAGTAATCGTATTGTGTATGTTCTACCAAGGTGGAATTATAGAGCATACTTATATTCAAGACCAAAAGATGTCTTCATGTTTAAAAGCAAAAAGAACAGTTGAACGAAGTGTTAATCCTGAAAATGTTCGTATGCAATGTGGTGAAGTAGATGCTATTATTGAGAAGGATGAATATAGCGATAAAATGAGAGTCGTTAGAATCATAAAAGATAAATACGATTCAACAGGTTATACAAAATGAAAGATAAACCAAAAATTGGAGATTTAAGGCATTTAATAGAAATACAAAATGCAACTGATACTAGCGATGGTGCTGGTGGATATTCCCAAGCATATAATACAGTGGCTAGTGTATTTGCTTCTATTAAACCAAAAAAAGGAACTGAAAATTATAGTGAAGGCTCTCAAGGTATGCAACTTGAAAATCCTATTACACATGAAATTTTTATGAGATGGAGAAATGATTTTACTTTTAACAATTCAAGTAAAATTATTTTTAATGATAGAGCAGGAACAACACGAACTTTTAATGTAAGGTCTATTTTAAATTTAGAAGAGAAAGATAGATTTTTTAAAATATCAGCAGAGGAGAATGTAGCAGTATGACAGTAAAAGCAACAGTTGTAGGTGCAATTAATATTGAAGCAAATCTTAATAAGATTTCAAAAGCAGCAAAACAACTCGTTTCTCATGCAGTTTTTAAAGGTGTAGCTGATGTTGAAAATGAAGCAAAAAAATCAATTCAAAGAGGTGGAAAGTCTGGAATTGTTTATCAAAGATATAATCCTAAAAGAAAACATCGTTCTTCTGCTCCAGGACAACCTCCTGCTTCTGATACTGGATTTTTAGTTAATAATATTAAACGAAAAATGGATTCTGATAAAATGGGTGGTGAAATTAGAAGTCGTGCTGATTATAGTAAATATCTAGAATATGGTACATCGAAAATGTTAGCAAGACCTTACATGTTTCCTGCTTTAGAAAAACATCGTAGTAAAATTGAACAAAGAGTTCGTCGTGCTGTAAAAGCAGCAAATCGTTCAGGGAGTAAATAATGGCTGACCATAGTTTTGAATTACAAAAAACAATATATTCAAAGTTAAATACTGACAACACTATAAAAACAACATATAGTGCAACTGTTCATGACCATGTTTCTTCAGGAACAGCTTTCCCATATATTGTAATAGGTGAAGAAACTTTAACAGATGACTCATCTTCTAAAGATATAGATTTTAATGAATTTACCTTAACTATACATACTTTTTCTAGAAATAGAGGTCGAAAAGAAGCAAAACAAATTATGGCTAGAATATATGCTTTATTACATAAAGCATCATTAACTGTGACTGGGGCAACCCATGTAAATACTAGATTTGAGTATAGTGATGTGGTAAGAGAACAAGATGGCTTAACTTATCATGGCGTCCAACGATTTAGGACTATACTTCATGACTAAAAAGAGTTATATAGAATAAATCAGAATAACAATTAGGTGTGGACACCTAAAGAACTCATTTAATTAAAGCATTAATTATCTATAAGGAGGATATTATGGCTGCACAAAAAGGAAGTGCGTTGCTACTTAAAGCAACACTCAGTGGAACTGAATCTACAGTTGCTGGGTTAAGGTCTACATCTATGACAATCAATGGCGAGACTGTAGATATAACAAACAAAAGCTCAGACCCATTAGTTTCTGGCGGAAGTACAAAGGCAAGAGAATTGCTTGCAGGTGGTGGCGTATCAAGTATGTCTATCTCTGCTTCAGGTGTTTTCACTGATTCTGCTCTTGAAAATGATATAAGAGTAAGAGCACAAAAAGGACAGATAGATGAATATAAACTATTGTTCGGTGATGGTGATAACATTGTTGGTAATTTTCAAATTACAAGTTATGAGCGTGCTGGTGAATACAATGGTGAAGAAACATACTCATTGACTCTGGAATCTTCTGGACAAGTGACTCATACTTCAGCATAATAACAACTAATATATAGGAGTTTATTATGCCATGGGCAAAACAAACCATTACAATTAATGGCGAATCTGTTGAAGCTACAGCAAAAATCTATACAGAACAATGCAGTGGTGAAGCAGAAATACCATTCAGTAAAGACAATCAATACAATATTGGTGATTCAGTTTCCATAGGAAATTCTGATTTTACTATCAGTACAATCAAACATCGCCATGAAGAAATAACTGTGCTTGGTTTAAAAATGTCTGAATTAAAACCAAAGCCAAAGAAAACAAAAAAGAAGGAGAAAATAACTTATGACGACAGAACAGAAAATTAAAGGAACCATAGAACTAGATTTTGCTGGAAAGAAAAGAAATTTTAAACTTGATTTTTTAGCATTATCATCAATAGAACAAAGATTAAATCAACCTTTACTAAAAGTTGTAAATGAAATGACTTCTGGTAATATTGGTATGACTAATATGGCTATCATTATAGATGAAGCATTAAGGTCTGCTGGTGGTAAATATACTTATGAAGCAGTTGGTAATTTAA